TCTCGGTGGCGGCGGCCCGGCATGGTGTCTCGGAGCAGCGGCTGCGCTGCCTCGCCTTCCGGGAGAGTAGCTTCCGGCCCTGGGCGTACAACCGGGCCGGCTACCACGGGCTCTACCAGTTCGACTGGAGCACCTGGGCCTATGGGTCACGGCTGGCGGGGATGGTGGGGGCCAGTCCCTATGATCCCTGGGCGGCGAGTGAGGTGACCGCGCTCCTGATCGCCCGGGGCGAGGGGTATCGGTGGCCGCCGCTGCGGTGGTGCTAGGGGCGTGAGCGTCCGCGTCCTGCAGGGCCACGTCCTGGACGTGCTGGCCGGGATGGCGCCGGCGTCGGTGCACTGCGTCGTGTGCAGCCCGCCCTACTGGCAGCTGCGGGCGTACGGCACCCCTCACCAGGTGTGGCCGGACGGCTGGGTGGGTGAGCTGGGCCAGGAGCCCGACGTCGACCTGTACGTGGCCCACCTCGTCGACGTCTTCCTCGCCGTCCGCCGCGTGCTGCGGGACGACGGCACCCTGTGGGTGAACCTGGCGGGCTGCTTCTGGAACGACGCCGGGGGGCAGAACGGGGCGCAGGGCACCATCAGCCCCAAGGCCATCGTCGCCAACGGGCAGCAGGGGCGCACCCGCAAGTCGGGGCACCCGGTCTACAAGGCCCTGGACTACGTGGACGTCCCCGGCCTCACTGCGCGGGCGCTGCAGGCGGACGGCTGGCTGTGGCGCAGCGACGTGGCCCTGGTCAAGAGCGCCCCCATGCCCGAGAGCGTCTCGGGAACGCATTGGACGAGGTGCCGCGTGAAGACGGCGCCGGGTCCGACGCCGCGCTTGGGCGACCCCGGCGACGGTGGCGGCTATCCGGCGCACGGGCACGGCGCGGCCGGGGGGCCGATGGGCGGGACGGCCGAGTGGGCCGACTGCTCCGGCTGCCGCCGCTGCGCGAAGACGGACGGCCTGGTGCTGCGCCGGGGGTCGGGGCGGCCCACCCGGGCGTGGGAGCGGTTGCTGGTGTTCGCCAAAAAACCCGGCTACTTCTACGACTGCGAGGCGGTGAGGGAGCCCGCCCAGTATGGGCGCCGAGAATGGAACGGACAGCGGCCGCACGACATCTACGACGCCGCAACGCAGGGGGAGCGGCTCACGTACACGACGGGGGGCAAGGGAGACGACCCCTCAGCGGGCCGCAACGCCCGGGACTGGCTGCTGTGGCGCCCGCAGCCGCTCAAGGCCGAGGCGGGGGAGAGCGAGCACTACGCCGCCTTCCCCACCTTCCTGCCGGAGCTGGCGGTCAAGGCCGGGACGAGCGCCCGGGGCTGCTGCCCGGGGTGTGGGGCGCCGTGGGCCAGGGTGGTCGACCGCATCGTGTCCGAGGTGACGCGGAAGCACTACGCAGCGGCGACCGCAGGGGTGCTGCCGGGCACGCACAGGGGTACGGTTGAGCGACCAGGCGGGTACGAGTTCGGGGAGACCACCACCCTCGGCTGGCGCCCCACCTGCGCCTGCCCGCCCCACTCGCCCCGCCCGGCCACGGTCCTGGATTGCTTTGCGGGCAGCGGCACGAGCGGCATCGTGGCCGACCGCCTGGGCCGGGACGCGGTGCTGGTGGAGCTGAAGCCGCAGTACGCCGAGCTGGCCCGTAACCGGGTGACCCGGGACGCGCCCCTGCTGACCTGGGGGGCGGTGACGCTGGAGACGGGGGCTAGCCAGGAGTCTCCTGCGCCCGTACCCTTACTGCTGGAGGCCGCTGGTGCCGGCGCTGACGACTGAAGAACACACCCGCGTCCTGGCGGAGACGAAGGCGCGGCGCAACGCCTACGCCTGGGTGCGCCGGCGGGGGGGCACGGTGGAGCCGCCCCACAGAGAGGGCGCCTGCTACGTGGTGCGGGTGCCCGGCTTCGCCCGGGTGCAGGACGTGCGCCTGGAGCGGGCGGTGGCCACCCTGCGCTGGACGGTCGCCCACTGGACCGGGGAGACGGGGCCCACCGGGGCCCGGCTTCGGAGGCCGGCGTGAAGGACTTCTGCTGCCACCGCTGCGGGCGGTGGGGGGCGACCGCCTGGCCCTCCGGCATCCCCCTCGTCAGCCTGCGCCTCGAGCGGGTGTACCACGTCGAGCGCAAGGACGGCAGCCGCACCAGCGAGCCCGCGGGCTGCTTCACCCGGGTGGTCTGTGTGGTCTGCGGGGACGCGCTCTGGAACCGGACGCGCGAGGTGCTGGATGGCGGCGCTGCCCGCTGAGAACCGCGGGGAAACCGCGGCGCTCACGCCGGTCCGGGGCCGCCCCTTCCTTCCCGGCAACTCGGCCAACCCGGGCGGGCGGCCCAAGGGCCTCGCCGCCCTGGTGCGCGACCAGACGGGGGACGGCGCCGAGCTGGTTGCCTTCATGCTGCGGGTGCTGCGGGGCAAGCGCCAGCCCCTGCGCTACCGCCTGGAGGCCGCTGCCTGGCTGGCCGACCGGGGCTTCGGCAAGGCCCTGCAGCAGATGGAGCTGTCCGGCCCGGGGGCGGAACCCCTGGTGATCCGCGTGGAGTACCCCGATCCCGACGTTCACGGTGACCCTGCCTAGACCGCACCCGGCGCAGCGGGACGTGCTCCGTGCCGAGCGCCGGATGAATGTGTTGTGCTGCGGCCGCCGCTGGGGAAAAACGACGCTCGGGGTCAACCGCCTGCTCCTGGCCGCCCTGCCCGGGCAGCCCGTGGCCTGGTGCTCCCCCTCCTACCGCATGCTGACCGAGGTATGGCGGGACGTGCGCCGGGCGGCGGCGCCCATCCTGACCCGGGTGGACAGCCAGCAGCACCGGGTGGAACTGCTCGGCGGCGGGGTCATCGAGTGCTGGTCGCTCGACCAACCGGACGTGGCCCGGGGCCGGAAGTACAAGCTGGTGGTGGTCGACGAGGCGGCCATGATCAGGCACCTCGAGGAAGCCTGGAACGCCGTGCTGCGCCCCACCCTGGTCGACTACCGGGGCGGGGCCTGGTTCTTGAGTACCCCCAAGGGCCTCAACTTCTTCAAGCGCCTCTTCGACCGGGGCGCCGACCCCGGCTACCCGGACTGGGCGGCCTGGCAGATGCCCACGCTCAGCAACCCCTACATCCCCCCGGACGAGGTGGCGGATAGCCAGCGCACCCTCCCGGAGCGGACGTTCCAGCAGGAGTTCAACGCGGTCTTCCTCGAGAGCGAGGGCGCCGTCTTCCGCAAGGTGCACGAGGCGGCCACCGCCATCCCCCAGACCGGCCGGCTCGAGGGCCACCATTACAGCGTCGGCTGCGACTGGGGCCGGGCGCACGACTTCAGCGCCTTCTGCGTGGTGGACTGCACGACCCGTGAGGTGGTCTGCCTCGACCGCAGCAACCAGGTGGACTACACGGTACAGGTGGGCCGGCTCCGCGCCCTCTGCGAACGCTTCAAGCCCGACGCCGTGTACGCGGAGCAGAATGCCATGGGGGAGCCCCTGGTGGAGCAGCTGCAGCGCATGAGCCTGCCGGTCTACCCCTTCCAGACCACCAATGCCAGCAAGATGGCCGTGATCGACGCCCTGGCCCTGGCCCTGGAGCGGGAGGAATTGCGCCTGCTGCCCGACGAGGTGCTGCTCAATGAGCTGCTGGCCTACCAGGCCGAGCGCCTGCCATCGGGGCTGATCCGCTACTCAGCCCCGGAGGGCCTCCATGATGATTGCGTCATAAGTCTCGCTCTCGCTTACTATGGGGCCAGTCAACCCACGCAGTGGGTCTTCTGAGGAGCAGGGATGGCTATCGGCAGCCGCGCGTGGTGGGATCGCCTCTGGGGGGTGGAGACCAAAGCCCCGCCCCCGCCCGAGCAGAAGCAGGTGGCCGTGCCGGTGTGGACGACCGACACCTACCCCGGGTCGTACCCGGACGCCTTCGGCGGGGCGTACTGGAACCCGCTGCCCGCCCACGGCGCCGCCACCACGAACTGGAACAGCGCCGTCTACGCCTGCCTCGCGGTCAAGGCCAAGGCGTTCCAGGAGGCGCCGCTGCGCGTCTTCCGCTTCCTGGGGGACAACACCGAGGAGTGGCTGGACGACCACCCCCTGATGGAGCTGCTGGCTGACCCCCACCCCAGCCTCAGCCAGCCCGAGGTCAACTGGTGGGTATCCGTCTGCCTGGACACCGCCGGCGAGGCCTACCTCCGCAAGATCAGGAATAGGGCGGGCCAGGTGGTGCAGCTCTGGCCCCTCTCCCCCACCACGGTGACCCCGGAGACGACGGAGCCGGACAAGCGGGCCGGGGTGTTCATCTCCCACTACGTGGTGGACGACGGGACGGACAGCCGGCTGGAGCTGGCCCCGGAGGACGTCGTGCATTTCCGCAACGGGGTGGACGACGCCGACCACCGCCGGGGCCTCTCGCCCCTGCGGCGCCTGCTGCGGGAGGTGGCGTCCGACGAAGAAGCGACCCGCTTCCTGGAGGACTTGCTGCACAACTTCGCTGTCAACAGCCTGGCCGTGACCGTGCCCCCCGGGCCCATGCTGACGGAGGAGCAGGCGAAGCAGATCCGGGACCGGCTGCGGGAGGACTACGGCGGGGGCAGCCGCAACCGGGGGCACGTGGCCGTGGTGGCCAACGGGGCCACGCTGCAGCAGGTGGGGTTCTCCCCCCAGCAGCTCGACCTGAAGACGGCCCACTACATCCCCGAGACCAGGATCTGCGCCGCGCTGGGGGTGCCTCCCACCCTGATCAACCTGGCCAGCGGGCTGGAGCACTCCATCTACAACAACGTGCGCCAGGGCCAGGAGCACTTCTACGAGCAGACCGTGGTGCCCCTGTGGCGTCAGGTGGCGGCCACCTACACCAAGCAGCTGCTGCGCCCCGACTACACGCCCGACCGCTCCATCCGCCTGCGCTACGACCTGATGGACGTCCGCGCCCTGCAGGAGGATGAGAACGAGAAGTGGGCCCGGCTCTCCGTGGCCGTGGAGAAGGCGTGGATCACCAAGGACGAGGCCCGTGCTGAGGTGGGCCTGGAGCCCCTGCCCAATGGGCTGGGCGAGGCCCAAGACCCCATCGAGCAGGCCCGAGAGCTGGCCGCCGCCACGGGCGTCAACCGGCCCGGCGGCGGGGATGAGGAGGAAGACGAGGGGCCGCCCGCACGGAAGGCCCTGGAGACGAAGGCGCAGAGTTTGGCCTACCTGCCCGGGCTGATGGAGGTGCTGCAGACCATGGCGAGGCCGATGCTCCAGCAAGACCTTGAGGCGTACTTCGACCAGCAGCGCGAGCGGGTGCTGGGGCGGGCCGAGGGAGGCTGAGGTGCCCCTGACGAAGAAGGGGGCGAAGGTGCTCCGCGCCATGCGGAAGACGTACGGCAAGAAGAAGGGCGCCAGCGTCTTCTACGCCAGCGCGAACAAGGGGCGTATCAAGGGCGTCCATAAGAAGCGGAAGCGGCGCTGATGGGCATCTTCGACCGCTACGAAGCGTTCCACCTGCGCTACGGGACCCTCGACAAGAGGGCGCAGCGGGCGGTCCTCTTCGCAGCGTGGAACCGTATTAGGGGCTTCGCTGACACACGGGGGCAGGTTCTGGGGCGTGACTGGGCGCCCTACGCGGCAGAAGGCGGCCCATCGCTCGCCCACGCGCATCAGCTCACCGATAAGGAACTGCTCGCCGTCAGGAACGTCGGCGATGCCACTGTGAGGCGGGTGCGTGAATGGCTGGCGCTGCACCCGCCGCCTCCAGCCGCCGCCCCGCCTCACTGGCTGAGCGAAGAGTGAGCCATCGGTGAGATTGTCCGACCTCTATGACCCGGAGGAGGAGCAGGGCCTGCTGGCCCGGGTGCTCTTCCCCCGCTACCTGCGGATGCTGGAGGCCGTCCACCAGCTGGTCTGGAGCGTGCTGCCCCAGCTCACCCCCGACGCGTTCCGCCTGGACGACCCGGCCACCCGCAAGCAGCTGGCCCTGGCCGCCGAGCAGGTGGTGCTGATCGACCAGTCCACCCGCGCCCAACTGCGGGACGTGCTGCGGGAGGGCCAGCAGCGGGGCTACTCCGACCACGAGATCGCCCAGGGCGTGCCGGCGGACGGCTTCGGGGGCATCCGGGGGCTCTACCTCGACACCTGGCGGGGGCGGGCCGAGACCATGAGCCGCACAGAGCTCGCGACCGCCCAGGTGGCGGCCTCGCTGGACAGGTACGCCGCTACGGGGCTGGTGACCCACGTCCGCCTCCACGAGCACGAGGACACGGACGAGCCCTGCGCCAGCCGCAACGGGCAGGTGGTGCCCATCAGCGAGAAGCCCGGCCTGCTGCACCCGAACTGCCGCCTGGGCATAGAGCCCATCGTGAGCGAGGCGGCCTGAGCGGTGCCCCGGTTCTTGGTCCGGCTCCGGCCCAGCGACTACGAGGTGCTGGCGTTGATGGCGGGCATGGAGCGCCGCCGCCTCGATGACCAGGCCGCCACGATCATCGAGTGCGTGGTGCGCTATCTCAAGGAGCGCGACCCGGTCTTCTCGGCGGCCTGGCAGGCGTTCGAGCGCGGCGAAGGCATCCCCCCCCCACCCGCAGGCTATGCGGCGTTCAGCCAGGACGCACTCGCGGCGGTCTTGCGCGAGGCGCGAGAGCAGTGACGACCCTCACCCGCCCCCTTGGCGGGCATGCCCGCCTCGACCCCCTCATCGACGCCCCCCTGGTGGGGCCGCGCATCCTCTCGCTGGTGGGGGACGTCTCGGGATGCGCCCTGTGGCGGGTGTGGCAGCCGGTGCGGTTCCTGCGCCTGCACGGCTACCCCTGCGACTGGATGCACCTCAAGGACCCCGGCGCGCAGGACGTCCCCGTGGGGGCCTACGAGGCCGTCGTCTTCTGCCGCCTGGCCTGGCACGCCGCCGACCGCCGGGGGGCCAGGCGCTGGCTGGACACCCTCAAGCAGCGGCGGGTCCGCATCCTCTTCGAGGCCGACGACGACCTCTTT